CGGGTCGGCTGAGTTTCGTCGCCGTGCTGCAGGTGCCGACCAGACATCAGAATCGATGCCTGGCGCAGGTGGTGGTGCATCCGGTGGAATTCCTCACCGAACGTCGCGAGGCCACCGGGACCGAGCAGAGAGTTGCCAAGGGCGACGCGATAGGCAACGTCGGCCCACTTCTCGGTCTCCTTGCGACCGACGACGTGCAGCGTGCCTTTGACGACGAGGTCGTCGCCATACTCGACGTGGTAGCCAGAGATGACCAGCCCTTGCGACTTGGCGTAGGCGGCGATCTCGTCGTCGAGCGCCATGTCATCGCGGCGGGGAACCTCGAAGGCAACGAAATCGACTTCGCCGGTCAGCTTCTCCACTTTGCGATTGACGGTGCGGTTTGCCACGGCTTCACCAATTCCGGGCGCATAGCTGCGGGCCGGCGTGGCATGAGAATCAAGCATTCTTCTTTTACTCCAGTGTTTCAATTGGGGGCGGGATGATACGTCACTACTTACTTACCCGTCCATATAAGCAAGCGACAGGGTGTTATGCCGCCTTCAGGGCATCCATCGAGCGGTAGAGCGAGATCGCCTGCTGAAACTGGTCGGTCAGTAGGCCGGCTTCGATGGCAGCGCAGGCGTCGGCAAGGTGCTCGTTGTCGTTCATGGGCACCATGCGGCCCTTCGATTTGCGCATGAGCCAGTTCGCTTTCGGGTACTTCGCCATTGCCCACTCGACCATCTCTTCTTTCGCCGCCTGCTTGTCGCCGACGGCTGCGAGCTTGACCTCAGTGGGCGTGACCTGAATCAGCGGGATCGGGCACGCAGCGAGCACGCCAACGCACATGCCATACGATGCCATTGCGCGGGCTGACTGAGACCCCACGGGCACTTCGGCAATCGCAAGGGAAGCCCCGGCACATGCCCGGACGAGCCCCTTGTAAAGGGTCGATGCACGACGCAGATCGTCAGAGTTCTTCCGAACGACCTTGCCGGCCTCATTCTCGCTTTCCACCAGGATCAGGTTGTCGATGGTGTATTCGAGGGTATGGACATCAAGTGTTGCCTGTGCGAAACCGAAGTTGCGCAGGCTCGGATCGATGCCCACGATTTTGATCTTTGACATTACCAGCTCCCAAAGGCAGGGTTGATTGAGTGCCTGGCGCGCTCCGCCTCAACGTGCGCCAGGTGTTCTAGGTTTTCGGCGACCTTGCGGGATTCCGCCATTGTCTTATTTTCGCGAAGTGCCTGAAGCTCGATGGAGAACTTCGCGAACCCATCGAGCTTTGACATTGTCTCCGCGAGGGGCATCTCCATTGAGACGGAGCGATCAACGACATCTGCGAAGACGAGAATCACCTTCCCCGTCTTGCCAACATACGCGCGCTGACCCGAGAAGGTCTCCTCGCCAATGTAGGGCCTCTTGCTGAAGGCGCCGCCCTTGCTGACAATGGTCAGCTTCTCGGGCGCATTGAGTTTGAAGAGCCAAGTCGCGCGCTGGAAAAGCTCAGTGATTGCGCTCGCGAGGCTCTCAAGCTCCTCGCGAGTTTCTGCTGGCAGCTTGTCTAGGGCTGACCGAAACATCAGCAGAGTGCCCCTTCGATGGTGGAAAGACCTCCGCGCTTGGTGACAGTCACCACTTGATCGATCCAGTCACGCAGCTCGGCATGCGAGACCACGAGCACGGTGCCGCGCTCGCGGGCCTTGCGCTCGAGCACACCCATGAGCCGCTCGAGACCGGCTGGGTCCAGCGCGTCGTCGATCTCGTCGCCAATCCACAGATCGACAGGCTTGACCGCGCGGGAGGCGACAAGGTCTTGCAGGGCGAGCATGGTTGCCAGGCGAACCTTGCGCTTCTCGCCGCCCGAGAGGCCCTTGAAGCTCTTGGCGCCCTTTTCGTTTTCCACCTCGATGTTGAACTTCTCCTTCAGGTCGCCCTTCGCCGTCGTCGAGAGGGTGCTCCAGACCGCGCTGATGTTGCCGTCTGAGAGCGCCGACAGGTAGTCGGCGGTGCGCTCGTTCAGGAATGGCGTGACGCTGTCCAGAATGTGCGCACGCACGCCGGCAGGCCCGAACACCTTCACGCAGCTCTCGTAGAGCGCAACCTTGTCCTGCGCAGTAGAAATCGCGCCAGTCAGCGCGTCGATGCGCGTCTGCAGCTCGATACGCTGACTGCCGAGAACCTCGAGTGCCGAGCCGTATGGGTTCAGCTCGGTCAGCGCGGCATTCGCCAGCTCAAGGTTGCGGTCATGGTCCTTCTTGAGCACCTGCAGGCGACCCTTCATGCCGGCAATGTCGCTCAGCGTTGCGTCAAGCACGCGCTTGGCGGAGGCAACCTCGCTCACGTCGGGCATGGCAGCACGGTAGTCGTCCAGCTCTTTCTGAACCGAAACCACGATGCGCTGGGCCGCCTCAACTGCGGAGAGGTCGAGCTTTGCACGCCCGATCTGATGGGTGAGCTTCTCCTTCTGCACCGCGCAGTATTCGGCCAGCTCGTCCTCGGTGTGGGGCTTTCCGCATTCCGGGCAGGGCTTCTTCATCTCGTCGGGCGCGTTGTCGATCATGCCCTTGATGCGAGCTGCCTCGCGCTTAGCTGCTTCGGCTGCAGCTTGGGCGCGGGTGAGTGTGCCCTGTGCGCTGGATAGCTTCCCAACAAGCTCACGCTCTCCCGCAACAACCTTGGCGTGATCCGCGAGTTGGGCTTCGAGCTTGTCGCGCTGGCGAATCACGCCTTCCTCGTGTGCCGCCTTGATTTCGCCGAAGATGGACACCAGCGTTTTCTTGATGGTGGCGGCATTATCGACATAGCCCTCGTGGCGACTTTTGCGGGATGCCTCGAAGTCTTCGTGCTCGATCTTCTTGCTCTCGATGGCGACAAGCGTCGAGTGCAGGCGTGCCTCGTAGCCCGCTTTCTCACTTACGTGCCTGTCGAGCATCGCCTTCGCCCCACTCCACTTCTCGCGGGCCTTCGCATAGGCGTCTTCGAGACGCTCGACGCCGGCAGCCTCTTCGATCAGCAGCTTCAACTGCTTGTCGGTCATCTTCGGCAGGTCGGGCATCGCTTCCTGGCCCGCGTAGATCGCGGCCATGAACACGTCGAGCGAGCAGCCCATGATGCCATTGACGACCTCTTGGGTTTCCTTCTCGGTGCCCTTCGACATATCGACCCACACGCCGGTAGTGTCGTCCTCGCCGGGGCTCGCTGCCTCGACAACAGTCTGGTTCTTGAACTCCTTGTGCTTGCGGTAGCGGGTGATCCGGTAGATGGTCGCGCCGTCCTGGAGCGTCAGGCGCACGTAGCAATCCTTCTTCGCCACGTTGTTGACGACCGCATCGCCGGTCTCGTCGCGCGCCGTCTGCCCGTAGATTGCCCAACACAGCGCATCGACGATGGACGACTTGCCGACCCCGTTGCTGGTTGCGCTGGTGTCGTCCTGATTGATGCCCTGAATGAGCACAAGGCCCTTGCCATCGAGCGACAGCTCTTCAGCGTCGCCGATGGTCATGAAGTTGTGAATCTTGAGCTTGAGAAATTTCATTGGATACCCCCTTCCGGCTTCCATTCAACCTTCACGACGAAGGTTCCCTTCTGAAAGCCAAATTCATCCTTCGGGACGTTCGCCAGCGCAGGGTTGAAGGCTTCTTCGAAAGCCTCACTTACGTCGCGATACGCGTCATGAAGACTTTCACCGTCGTACTCCTTCTGGAAGAGGATGCTCATCAGGCAACCTTCTCGACGGCGCCCTTGAACAGGCGCTTGACCTTGTCCTTGACCCACTGCACGGGCTTGAACTCGCGGCGCTCCAGGTGATAGACGCCCAGCTCGATGGCGCTGGGATTCACGCGGTGAATCTTGGAGAGCATTTTCAGCACCTTCGCCTGCTCCTCGGGCTTGTCGAGGTTGGCGCTGGTGGTGATGCTCATCGCGCACTCGACACCCGGAACTTTCTTGTTCGGGCGGCACTTGTAGGTGATGGCGTACTTGAACTTGAACATGGTCAAACCTCCGCTACTGTTTCGGCCAGAATTTTTTGGCACTCAATCTGTACGGCCCCTGCGTTGTCGAGACCGCTGCCCTTGATGAACTCTGCGATGGACGCCTCCACGCTCGCTCCAGCGCGAACCGAATGCACAACTGCGCCTTCGCGAGCCTTCGTGGGCTCCTTGATGACCTGCACGATGACGGCACGGGCGCCCGCCTTCTCGAGCCACTCCTTCATCGCATTGACGGACTTCATGTCACCCTTCGTGATGCGGGCGCGAACGAAGTTGCCCTCGGCCATGATCTCGGCTTCGGTCTCGTCGCTTGCTGCAGACAGATCCACGAACTCGGGCGTGTGGGCCTTGAACCACTTCACTTCGTCAGCGCCGACGACCAGGAAGCCCGCCTTGCTGCCCACGTCGCTCCACGTGTGATGCGAGAGCGCACCGATGGAATAGACGCCGCGACCGAAGTCCTTGTGGTGGTGGTAGTGACCGGCGAACACACGACCGAAGCCGAGATCGGCGAGAAACTCGGGGCTGAGCCCATGCGCAGGAATGCCTGCAAGCGTGCCGTCGATGGGTGCGTGAAGCAGCACGTCGGCGTTCTTGTACTCGCCCGAGCCGGCGACCTTGATCAGTTCTTCCTTGAGTTCGCGCAGGCTTTCGAACCACGGGAACATCAACACCTTCGAGTCGCCATGGTCGATAACCTGACACTCGTCACAGACCTTGCAACCGATGCCTTCAAGTGCCGTGATCGCAGACCCGATGCGTGTGCTGTGCTTGCCTTCGAGGTCGTGGTTCCCCGGAAGAATGAAGAACTCGAAGCCGGCACCGATCAGGGCGCGCATCGTGTCGAGTGTCGGATTGAGCACCGACGGGGCGATGCTGCCGCGCACATGGAATACGTCGCCAGCAATGTAGATGCGATTGCCGCCAGCGAGCTTCACTTCCTTGCAGCACCGAATGACCTCCCTGTGCAGCGCCACGAGTCGGCTGTTGATGCCAGGCTCGAGCACTGACGAGAACGACTGCCAGTTATGAAAGTGAAGGTCGGCCATCAAGCCGTAAGGACGCATGTTGTTCTCCCTGAAAGTTGTACAGCAATTATAGCTTCGGAACAGTCACGAATGACTTACCGCTTGACCATGAAAACATGGTTTCCAATCGTTGCGGTCAGCTTCATGGCGCGTCGCCAGGAAGGGCTCGCTTTCGTGGGGTTGTAGTAGTGGTCCGCACCCCCAGTGAAGTCGATGGCACGACCGTCAAGGGCGCGCAGCGCAACATCTTTCGCCTTCGCCCAAGCGTCAGGGTCTCTTGGCACGAACCGACTCGCGATCTGCGCCCGTTCGCCTTTGTCTGCCTGAGTCAGCGGGTCGGCCCAACTGAACTGCTTTGGCGCAAAGACCACGTCACAGACCTTGCTTTCATCGAAGTTGGCTCGACGCAGCGTCACGTAAGCAACGGCCTTCTGACCAATCAACGGCTCTCCGCGAGCTTCGTGATAGACGTTGAGCGCCAAGCACAGTGCGGCTGTCGAAAGAATCATTGCTGCCCCCGTTTGTTCGATGATTGCATTATGCGATCATAGTTCAGGCGTGACTTATCGCTTGGGGCAATGCCCAAGACGACGAACGTCCGCACAAAAGTTCTGCACCGCTCGGTGATCAGACGGCGTCTGAGGCACGGTGAGCATCTTCTTGCTGCTCTTGCTCCACAGCTTGAGGTGCCCGCTTCGCGATCTCACTTCGAAGTCGGACTCCTTGAGCAGTCGCTTGACCAGCTCGTGAATTTCCTTGCTTTTCGAGAATCTCATTTGCGCACCTCCATCTCTTTGAGCCTGTGTTCCGGGTCAATCTCGCGAAGCACTTTGGCGAACGCGCTCTGCGGAACGTAGCATTCCGTTCCCTGCCCCATCTTGCGGGGACCGAAGAACGGGACAAGTGCCCCGCCCTCCTCCTTCATCATGTTGGCAATGAAGTCATCCCTCCTGATGAGCCACTTCTCTTCGACCTTGTCCTCGATGTGAGCCCGACGCTTGGTGTCCGAGGTAACAAGCACGCCAATGTGCGTCAGCGGCACACCGTGCTCTTGAAATTTGTCGAACATGAGCTTGTCGAAGATCCATGCCTGGTGCTTCAGGGAGAACTCGCCAGGCAGACGCACGGCCCAGTAAACGCGAAGAACACGACCGTCGGCGAGTTTGCGCCTGGGGTACTCGCAGATTTCTCCATAGAGCCCGCGATCTCGCCTGACCTGCTTGACGCGAAACTCTCCTCGCGCCTTGTATTCCTTCGCGACCGAGTAGCGGTAAGCCATTACCAGCTACCCCACACGAGGTTGGCTGTCGCCGCAATGACAGGGGCAGGTTGCGGGTCGTGTAGCGGCTTGCGAATGTCGGTCACCTCATCAAAGGTATCCTGCCGCTGCGCTTCGGCAACCTTCTTCTTTGCGATGCTGCGGTCGATGCGCTTGACCTCTTCGGGGTTCGCCTCTTCCCACGCGAAGATGGCTTCGGTGACCTCCCTCCCGAAGTCAGAAAAGCCGGTTCTTCGCATCCAGCAGAGGTAGCCCGGATCGATCACGGCCACCTCGGCAATCGTTTTGCCCTTGAATTTTCCGAAGGTGAATTTGCTATCCGGCGTCATCATTGCCATGATCAGTTCTCCTTAGTTCGATCACTGTGACGATTGAATTCTCCCCACAGCGGTGTGGCCCGTAGCGCTTCACCATCGCAGCGGTGAGACGCTCGCCTGCCCCGTCGCAGGGTAGGTGCTTCTGGTTGTGGTTGCGGCAAGCGTGTAGGGCGCTCAGCTCACTTAACCTTCCCCGATGCACACCTGTAATGATCGCGTACCCGATTAGGAGCATCTGCTTCTTGTCGAGCAGCCCGACGCGATCTCCGGGCTTGATGCGCTTGGCCCACGCCCCGCCTAGCCTGAAGGTGTTGAACTCCTCGTCCAGGTTGAGCATGGGTGGCGCAAATTCGATGACATACATGGGAGCCTCCTCAATGACTGCTGGGTCATTGTAGATAGGCTCCCATGCCGGTCACATCAGCTTGGTCAGCTCGGCTTGCAGACCGTTGTCGTTGATGTGCTGGATCAGGGCCTTTTTGTAGTACGACTTGCCGTCGATCCAGGTGATGCGCGGACCTGCCGAGGTGAGCTTGCCCTTATCCACGAGGTGCTCGATCATCGAGCCGGTCACATCGAAGAAGCCGCTGCCGTCCTCGTTGAACATCATGCGCCAGGAGATTTCCTGGAACGGGCGCGTGAGCTTGTTCTTCGTGGTCTTCATGGAGATTTCCTGGCCGACGAAGGTCTTCTCTCCGCCCCGGTCTTCCATGATCTTCTTGCGGCCCAGCGCGATGCGGGTCGTTGCGTAGAACTCCATCGCACCACCGCCCGGCGTGGTAGTCGGGTCGCCATACACCACGCCCGGCTTGGTGCGAATCTGGTTCAGGTAGAGGACGGTGAAGTTGTACTTCTCGCTGAAGGCCGCCATCGTCTTCAGCGTCGTGCTGGTGACGCGGGCGAGCGCCGTCGTGTCGTTCATGGTGTATTCGTCCATCTCCTTTTCAGCCATGCTCTTCGGGAGCGCAGCGGCGATGGAGTCGAACACGAACAGAATGGGCGCGGTCGGTGCGATTGCCTTCGACTCGCGAATCGCCTTCGCCGCCTTTGCCATCGTGGTGTTCGACTGCTCCCACGTTTCCGGGATTTTGTAGATCCAGTACGGGAACGTGGTGTCGAGGCCCATGTTCTTCGCCAGCGAGACCGAGAACGAGCGCTCGTGATCCATGAAGCCGGCAACGCCACCGGCTTTCTGCGCCTGAATCATCATCATGGTCGCCAGTGCGGTCTTACCGGAGCTGGACGGGCCGTACATCTCGATCAGACGACCTTGCGGCAGACCGCCATCGGCTTTCCCGCAGACGATCTGGTTCAGCGGCGGAAAGCCGGTCGAGATGAAGTTGGTTACTTCCTGGTGCGCTTCGTTTTCACCGATGGCGCCGGCGAGGGCTTTTGCGAGAGCTTCTGCGCTCATGTCATTCTCCTTTGAGTTCGGTCAGCTTGACCTTGACGACCTCGTAGTCGTCCTTGTTGCGGTAGCGGTAGTTGCTCTTGAGCTGCCCTTCCGCGAGACCTTTGGTCCGGTAGAGGTGCGGTGCGCTTGACACCCCGCGCGGACCCGAATGGGCTCCGGTCAGCTTGTGCTTAATGACGAAATACACTCCGTACATACAAGTTCCTTATGCCGCGATAGACTGCATTTCACGAAACGGCGTCATGAAGCTGTCGAAGTTGCGAAGAATGCTCATGAACGCCAGCTTCTCGCACAACGTGCGAAAGTGCGCCTCGCTGTATGCAGGCTGCGTCACAGCCATGTGGTCGCGCTCGGGATTGGGCGCGTCGATCAGGTTCATCAGCCGCATGTTGCGATCGAAGGCAGCGCGCCCTGCGGGCGAGGCGAGGTTCTGGTGGGCTTTCTTCTTGGGGACGAAGCTGCCGTCGTCGCATTGAGCGAGGAAGTTCGCAACACTCTTGAACTGCGCCAAGAACTCGGGTGCGCCCTTCTCACCGATGCCTCCCACGCCGGGGATGTTGTCGGACGTGTCGCCCATGAGCGCCTTGCCTTCCAGAAACTCACGCGGGCTGAAGTAGCCGGTGAATTCCGTGAAGTTGCCGATGCCGACGGTGTGGTCGCGGATCGGATCGAACCACGTCACGCCATTGCGAACGAGCTGAAGCCAGTCCTGGTCGCCCGAGACGAGAACAATGTCGCCCTTTGCGCGCCTCACCAGAATGCCTGCCATGTCGTCGGCTTCGAGACTGGTGACAAGCATCTGACGCACACCGACAAGCTGGAGCGCCTTGCGAACGAACGGAGACTGGTCCTTGTACGCCTGCTTGTGCGCCGCTTGCTTCTCGTCTTTCGCCTTGCGGTTGCCCTTGTACTCGGGGTAGATGTCCTTGCGCCATTGGGCGCTACCGTCCCAGAGCACGAGCTGGCTCCAGCCGGGATACTTCTCGGCAAGCAGTCGCGACGACTTCACCATCCCGAAGATGGCCTGGGTCTGCATCGTGCCGACAGAGAGCTTGGTCGCGTTGTGCGCCGCGTGACCAAGCGAGTTGCCGTCGATGATGAGTGTTCCTTGGGTCATTTGACCTCCTTCTGAAAAGATGGGGCAACGCCACAGAAGGCGTTGCCCCATCAGGGAGGCGATGCTTAGCCCAGCGAAGCGAGCAGGTCGTCCAGCTCCGAGTCGCTCGAGGCGGCGGCAGGTGCAGCAGCAGCGGGCGCTGCAGCACGTGCCGACACAGCAGCGGCGGGCACAGCGGTGCCGGTCTCGAGTGCCTTCAGAGCGGCGTCGTCATCGTCGATCATCATCGAGGACATCGACGGGCGGGCGCTCGGCAGAGGCGGGCAACATGCCGGCAACCTGACGGAAGTTCGCCAGCGCGCGAGCGGCCTGCTCTTCGCTTTCCTGAGCGACGTAGTCGTCCAGGTTGTGCAACTTCTTCAGAACGTCGGGGCTGATTGCTGCCGACTTCGCGGCGATCTGCACCGAATACTTCGTGCTCTTGCCCTTGCCGGCGCGCTCGATCACGAAGTCCTTGCCCGTTTCCAGATCAAGGGTTTCCGGCCCCCACTCGGAGATGATGTTGATGATCCCCTCGAAAACGGTCGGCGGAATTTCGAGAATCTGCGGCTCGTTCGGGTTCTCGCCGTCGATGCGCAGCGCGTTCAGCAGAACACGGCCGGTCGAGCGCGACTCCTGCAGCAGCTTGACCATCTCGTCGTCGCCGGTGGTCTTGATCGCCGATTGCACAGCGGAGCAGATCGGGCAGGGCTTGCCGAAGGTCTTGTCGGTGCAGACATACACCGCCTTCAGCTCGCCGGCCTGATCCTTGATGTAGTGGGCACCGAAGTCGTGCCAGAACTGCTCAGCGTTCTCGGCGTCGGGCTTGCGCCAGCCGGGAAGAATGCGCCAGCGCGAACGACCATCTTCGGGCTTGACGGTCTTGGCGCGACGGTTCGATGCGAGGGCTTGCTTCTTGCTCTTCAGAAGTTCCATGAGGGAAGACATAGTGTTTTGCTCCTTGTGTAAGCGATTGGTGATTTCGAGTTTTGAGAGTTTGACCCGGACAGGACAAGGCTATATGACCCCACCCCGCCCGAGTCTCACACCCATATTATAGCTCAGTCATGACTGACTTTGCGATCCGCAAGACAGGCAGTTTGGTTATGCCGCCTTCGTCTCACGGATCATCTTGATGACCGATTCGCGCATCTCCTGACCTTCGAGAACGCGCATCTGGCCCTCCTTCTCCTTGCGACGGTCGCGGGCGACCTCGAGGAGAAGATCCTTGCGCGAATGGAACGCGCTTTCGGTTGCCTCGCACAGCTTCCAGATGTGCTGGGCGTCGATCATCTTCGACTGCGCGGACGAGTAGCGCTTGTCGGACAACACCGCTGCCTTGATCGCGGCTTCGGTCGGCTTTTTCTCGCCCACCCAGGCGGTGCGAATCTCGGCGTCGATCTTCGCCTCGAGGATTTCGACCGCGCTCTTGATGCGCTCGTACTGACGGCGGGCATGAGCGGTCTGCATAGCGTAGTGCAGCTCGAGCGCCGGGTGCTCGATCATGGCGGTGTCGAGGTCGCCGGTATTGATCGAGATGTCCGCCTTGACTTGGTCGGCGTCGATGAAGGTTTTCAGCGCGGTGCCATCGCTTGACGTGACGTGACCTGACTTCGCTTCAGGTGCCTTCGCCTCGACTGACTTCACGTCTTCTTTCGCGGGCGATTCGGCGGGCGCAGCGGGGGCTTCTTTCGCTGCCGTCGGGACAGCAGCCGAGGGGGCAGCGGCGGGCTTCGGGGCCTCGACAGCATCCTCCCAAGGCGGGGAGGTCGGTGCGGCTGCCTTCGACGGCTGTGCGACATCGGAAGCACCAACGCTTGCGGCGGTTGTGCCCTCGATCTCTGCCATCATTGCTTCCATTTCTTCATCGGTCATTGTGCTCATGGTTTTCTCCAGTGGGCGGTGGTTGGTTTCAGGTAATAAGTTCTGCAATTTTCTCTGCAATGCTCAGGAGCAGCTTCCCCTTACCGGGATCGAAGCTGATCTGTGCCGGGTTGAGCCCGAAGATCACCGAGGCGTCGAGTTTCGGATCGAAGATAACCTTGCCGGATAGCTCGACGGGACTGCCCTTGACGCCAGGCGCGAAGAACCGAATTGCGTTGCTGCCCATAGCAATGATGACCGGGGGCTTGAGGATCTCGATTTCCTGCTTCAGGTATTCCGAGCAAGCGTTGATGGACTCATTGGAGAGCATCTTTTCGCCTGCGGGCTTGGGCGCCTTGACGAGCGCGGTGAAGTAGCCGTCATTTGCGGACAGCCCCGCGTCTGCAAGCGCCGCCTTCAGAAAGCCCGCAGCCTCGCCTTCAAGCAGCTTCCCTTTCTTCGCCTCTTGCCAGTTCGGGGCGTCGAAGACGACCATGAACTTCGGAGACTTCCCGATGCGCGGCAGCGGGTGCTGAGAGCCAGCAAGGGAGCATTTCGAGCATGAGCGGCACTCCTCAGTCAGACGAATCACCTTCATCAGGTTGAGCCGGTCGTTGTCGATGCCACGATCCGCCTTCACCGCATCGACGGTGAAGCCCGGCATCAGCTCCAGGCGGTCCTTCAGACGGTCTGGGTGCATGGCGGGCTTGGTGTCCGGCTCGATGCTCGCGAACGCACCAACGCGCTCCAGCTTCTCGCGGTGGCTCTTGTTGATCTTGGCTGCCAGCTTCAGCGATGCCACGACCGCTTCGAACTCAGCCTTCGAGGTGAAGGGTGCGGGGTGAGCCTCGCGCACCGCCATGATGTGCGTGGCGACGTTCGTGCTGATGCCCTTTACTGCCTGGAACGGCGCATAGAGCACCTTCTCGCCTTCGATCTCAATCCGGGCACTCGACTTGTTAATGTCGGGCGACACGACCTCGATGCCAAGCCTGCGCGCGTCCATCACGAGACCCGTGAGTTTCTCTTCCTTATCGACAACGGTCATCGCGGCAGCGAAGAACTCGGCGGGGTAGCGAACCTTGACCCACATCGTCCAGTAGGAGATCACCGAGTATTCGACCGAGTGCGACTTGTTGAAGGCATAGCCCGCGAAGCCTTCGATCTTGTCCCACAGCATCCCCGCTGCAAACTCAGTCATTCCTGACTTCACCGCACCGGCGACGAACTGCTCGCGATACTCCGCCATCTTCTCCTTGTCCTTCTTGCCCATCGCTTTACGCACGTGGTCGGCTTCGGTCATCGAGAAGCCCGCCAAGTCTTGACATACCCGCATGATCTGTTCTTGGTAGGTCAGCACTCCGTGCGTTTCCGTCAGCGCTACGCGCATGGCTTCGTGCTCGTAGTGGGGCGACTTGTCACCGCGTTTGACCGCGACAAACTGATCCACCAGCCCCGCATCGATCGGACCAGGACGGTAGAGTGCGGTCGTCGCAGTGATGTCCTCGAAGGTCGGGTCTCCGCCCACTGCCATGTCACGCAGCAGCTTGCGCATGCCGGGAGACTCGAACTGGAAGATGCCGACTGTCTCGCCCTTTCCGAAGGCCCGCATTACGTCCGGCTCATTCAGGGGCAGGCGCAGAAAGTCGATGCGACGACCGTGACGCTCGCGAATGTATTCCTGCGCCAGCTTGAGCACATCAAGGGTTGAGAGACCCAGGATGTCCATCTTGATCAGGCCCCAGTCCTCGACGATGGTCTTGTCCCAATTCACCACTGCGCCGCCCGAGCGCGTCTCGACGACGGCACGATTGACCAGCGGTTCGCTGGCAACCACGATACCTGCGGCGTGCTGACCAAGGCCACGCATGGTTCCTTCCAGGCGAATCGAGTGGTCCCAAAGGTCGGGATGCTCCGATTTGTAGCGGGCGATGTCGGGCACCTTCTCGGCGGACTCCTCGAGCGACAGACTGACCCCGTGCTCCTTCTCCATCTGCTTCGAGCAGGCATACTCGAAAGGCAGAAGCCCAGACAGACGGGCAACATCCCGCAATGCTGAAGCAGGACCAAGGGTGGAGTAGTTGCTCACCCCGGCGACGTAGTCTTTCCCGTACTTGCCGATGATGTACTCGATAACCTCATGACGACGACTCGACATAAAGTCCAAGTCAGCGTCGGGCAAGTCGATACGGCTGGGGTTGATGAAGCGCTCGAAAAGCAGACCGAAGCGGATCGGATCAACATCGGTGATCCCCATCAGGTAGGCGACCAGCGAACCGCCCACCGAGCCCCGGCCTGGTCCGACGACAATCCCGGACTCTTTCGACCAGCGCACGATGTCCTGCACAAGCAAGAAGTAGCCCGAGAAGCCCATGCGCTTGAGGACGCCCAGCTCGTAAGCGAGCCGCTCCTTGTACGCGGGCAGCTCTTCGGCGCTTGGCTTGTGACCGAGCACCTCCTTTGTGAAGCGCGTGTTCCAGCCCAGCTTGCATTGCTCGGCGACGGCGAGAAACTCGTTCTCGGCCATCTTGGGCAGGCAGGGGTCGAGCTTCTTGAACTCGTAGGTGCAGGCGTCCACGATTGCTTTTCCGCCGTCAGCGCATTCCCGAATCAGCTTTGCCTTCGAGTCTTCGTAGCCAAGCCGCAGCGCCATCGAATGCAGGCGCGAGACCATCTCGTTTGGTGCCGTCAGATAATGGTCCCGCGTGTGCGGGATCGGCAGCCAGGGCGAGGTTGTCTGGGTGTTGGTGGCGATCGCACGCAGCACGTCAAGCGCGCCTGCGTCTGCCTGGTCAGCGTAAAAGGTCGGGTAACCCGCCGTCAGTGGTGCGCACATCTCCCGAGCTGTCTTGAGCGCCTTCGCGTTCAGCGTATCAAACAGCGGCGTATTGATCGGAACTAGCTCCACGAACACGCGATTGTTCCCGAAGGTCGATTGCAGCCGCCAGAGAATCTCGTTGTGGTGCGGGTGGTGAAACAGGTTGAACATATCGCCGGTGGTGATCGTGACATTTTCGAGCTGCAGAACGTCCTCGAGGCCCACGCGGGCGTGGTAGTAGAAGTATTCCTCACTGTTGCCCTTCGAGAGCAGCTTGAGCAGGCTGCGCAGGCCCACGTCGTCATGGACATAGACCTTCAGGTTGAAGAACGGGTTGGGCACCTCCTTCTCGCCGCTTGACTTGCTCGGCTTGCGATACGCTGGGTTGTCATAGACCCGCACGGTGCAGCCAACGATTGGCTTGATGCCCTCCTTCTTCGCTTTGTTCGCGAGGCTCACCATGCTGGACACGGTCATTGTGTCCACAAGGGCGATTGCCTCGTAGCCCAGCTCCTTCGCGCACTCGATGATCTTCGCCGGCGACATCGTGCTTTCCCCAATGGAGAAGTCGCTTCGCACGGACAGGTTGTGTTTGAGGTTCATGCTGCTCCCCTTGTTTCGATGTTGTCATTTTTCGCGAGAAGGTTTGGAGCGACGATCATCTGACCGCTTTTCTCCATCCCGACACCAAGCGCCGGGAGAACACTCCACATGAGGCTCACTTCGTTCCAGGCAGAGTCGTAGGACCAGCCCAGCTCGTCCATGAAGTGCGTGCGAAGACACTGGCGGGTGTAGCCTCTTCTGAGGTGGGCCAGCGCGACCTTCAGCGAGCGGTAGCAGGTCTCATCGGCAAGCGGCGCGTTCCCATCCCGAAGGGCGATGCGAATCTCTGCCTCGTGCCCTCGCTTGAAGATTTTGGAGACCAGCTCCCCCGCGCGTCTCGGTATCGAGGCGACCACGCTCTTCTGATGCTCGGTTAGCTCGAAGGAAGATCGCTTTGCGCGCGATATGCGGGCTTTTGCGGGCTTTTTGCGGGCGGTGATACCTTCTGCTATGGGCGAGGGCTCGGACGCCCCTGAGAGGGCGTGGCGCTCGTGCATGATCAGGGCAGCACGAATCGCAGGAGACGTTTCGACGGTCTTCAGCTCATCATGGGCCACCCGACGACAGTGCCCGAAGTCCGAGCACGTCGAGCAGGTCTTGGACCCGAAGCTGAAGACGCTCGGAATGCCAAAGCACACCCGCCTTGTCAAGCTCATTTGCTTCCTTTCAGATCGACACCGAACGCCGACCCGATGCGGTCTCGCGCCCTGAGAGCGGCGGCCCGGTTCAGGTTGAGTTCCTTGAGAATGTCGTTCAGTGACTGGCTCTTGACACGGTCGCCGTGCGTGACCTGACGCATGAGCTTCGCAACGGCGATGCGCTCGGTCATCGGCAGCGATGTCATGCCGTCGATGAACGCCCGCGAGCTGATGCATGCCTCCTCGGGAGTCGGTGCGCTGTCAGGCAGCAAGTCGTAGAAATCCATCTCGTCATTGCCGATCGACTCGATTCGAACCAGTCCAAGCCCACACTGGTCGTTGATCAGCTTTTCGGCAAACTTGTTGAAGTCCATCCAGATCGCCCGCCCGAGGTAGGCGGTGAAGGTGAAGCCCTTCGAAGGGTCGTACCCGGCGGCGGCCTTGCAGTAGATCAGGCTCATTTCCTGGAACACGTCGTCGTAATCCATCACCACACCGGCGTTCTGCAAGCGGCCCCAGCCTTTCTGGGCCATCCTGCAGATCAGCGCCTTGTGGGCGGAGAATTCGGTGCTGTAAGCGCGGCTCTCCACAAACATGACCGCCCCCTTACCCGAAGATCCGCTGGGCGAGACCATCAACCACTTCGCGATCCACGCGGGACAGCTTGTTGGTGAAGGACAGCCCGACCCCGGTGCGGAAGGAGCCACGACGCAGGCCCAGCTTCGCTGCGTTGATGAGCGTGCGCGGCGAGATCGTGTTGCTGATCTTGTTGCCGTCGTAGCTCTCGCGCACACGGTTGGCAAAATCCACGATCTTCTTCGCGTCACCGATGTCGATGCCCGCCTGATTGACCAGGATGCGCTGCTCCAGCTCGGGCTTCATGTAGCGCACCTGGATCACCATCCCGTAGCGGTCGTAGTTCGCCGCGTTCTGAATCGACGTGCCCTGATAGAGGCCCGTTTCGTCACCGCACCCGTTGGTGTTGCCCGTTGCCATGAAGCGAAAGTTCGGATGCGGACGAATGATGCGGTTCGCTGCGTCCGCCTCCTTGATCACAAGTGACTTACCCTCAAGAACCGGCTGATAGACCGCAAGAACGCTCGGGAGCGCGAAGTCGTATTCGTCGGCGAGATAGACCCAGCCATGCTTCATGGCGAGCGCCAGGGGGCCGAGTTCGAAGTGCGTCTCACCGCCGCGTGCAACCCATTGCCCGACAACGTGGCTCTCTTCGGTATTGACCGTATGCTGCACACGCAATGTCGGACGAGTCGTGCGGGCGCAGATTTGCTCCAGCAGCGTCGTCTTGCCCGTACCTGCGTGGCCCCAGACGTAAAGCGGCATGTTCAGCTCGAGCGCCAGCATGACGTTCTTCAGGTTGTCCAGCTCATAGACGTAGCCGTCGTCGATGTCAGGCACCATCTCGGGGTGCTCGCAGAAGGTCAGAACGGAGATCGGGATCGGCTCACCGCGAGCATTCATGGCACCTGCGACCGCCTTGTCGATGCCGAAGACTTCGTGAAAGGCGCGCTTTGCGACGCCGGTATCGAGCGCGGCGACAATGGGGGCGGCGACCGGGGCTGCCTTCTCGGCTTCTGCGCGCTTCTTCTCGGCGATCTTCGCTTCGGCCATCTTCGACAGCAGTGGGTGATCCGGGAAGCGCACCTGATACTGCTCGATTGTCCAGTCGGGGTGGTCGTTACGCAGGTGAAGCTGGATGCTGTGGGTCTCTGCACCGCAGACGGCGCACTTGATACGGCTGGTGTCGGTCATTGAGTAATCCTCCGATAAAATTTGACTGCGAGGGCATTGCGCCCCTCGACAGTTCTCATTGTAAGTGGGCGATCTTGGCTGGGTCAAGTCACCCGTAACTTATCCGAAAAGACCGCCAGATCACTTCAGCAGGAGCTTCTGAAGCTCACCAATCACGGTCGTCGGCAGGTCCGCGACGTTGTGAAGCACGACGCTCTTCGAGTAGAAGTGGCGCGGAGCATCTGACTCGATGCCGATGCCGATCACGTCGATCCCGGACTTCTCGACATCCTTGACGCTCTTCTTCAGGTGCGCCACGAGCTGCTTGAAATCACCGGGGCACAGCGGCTGCCCATCCGAGAGCACGATGAGAATCTTGCGCTTCTCACGACGCTGGGCGAGGCGGCTCGCGGCAATCTGCACCGACTCGCCATCGACGTTCTCACACAGCCAATGCACCGTAGGCAGCGCCGCAAACCGCTTCTTGCTTTCCGAAGTCAGACGTTCGTTGAACGCCTTGAGAATCGGAATGTAGAGGGAGTGACGCCGAGCGTAGCGCACACCGAGACGAGTTTCCTCAGCGCGCATTTCGGCGGGCAGATCGCCCTCGGTCGTGAAGCCAAGCACCTCGTTACTGATCATCATGCGGTCAAGCACCGCCGAAAGCCCATACGCGGCGTATGCGGCAGTTTTGATGCGACTGCCGCTCATCGAACCGGAGCAATCGACCAGGAGTGAAACCGCAACGTCCTTGCTCTCGCTGACGTGCTTACGGCGGAACACGCGATCGTCCTTGAACGCGGTCAGACGTGCCAGGGCTGAGGGGTGCAAACGACCCGAGCGGTGACCGGAAGACCACGTTGCGGCAGAGCGAGCGGCGATGGCACGCTCGAGACCCTTCTGAAGCGGGCCAACCATGTGATCGACCGTATCCGTCATCATCTTCAGATAGCTGTCGTTCCAGTAGCCGCGACCCGAGCTGACCGGCATGGGCTCGATCACGTCCAGCTCAGTCGTGTAGATCATGTAGTCGGCCTCCTTTGCCCCTTCGACGGACAGCGAGGTGAGGGCGTCGGCGATGGCGTCGTCGTAATCCTTGTCGCCCATCTTTTTCTCCATCTCCTCGAGCAGGGACGGCCCTTCGTCACCGTCATCCGACGGTGAGGCTGAGCTGCTCGAATCCCCTTCGTCCTCACCTGCCCCGTCGCCTTCGCCTTTCCCGTCGCCCTCGCCTTTCCCGTCTTCGTCTTCGCCCTTACTGACGCTGGCGTGATGATCGACCTCCTTCATCTCAGGGGGGTCTGCGTCAGGCCCTTCGTCTTCGGCTTTTTCCTCGTCCTCTTTGTCCTCTTCTGTTGAGACCCGGAACTCTTCGCCTTCGTCATCGTCGCCTTCTTCGATAGACGACTCTTCGGCGCCATCAAGGGCGTCGCCAGCCTCGCGCTCTTCGTCGTCCTCGTCGTCGTCCGGCACGGTCGCGTCCTCAACCTCGTCGTCGTCCGGCACGGTCGCGTCCTCAACCTCGTCGTCGTCGGCATCGAAGTCGTCCGGGGGCTCGGGCGCATCTTCCCCAGATACGCCGCCTGAACCCTTCGGGGCCGGAAAGTGAGACTCCTCAGACTCTTCGGGCTTGGTAGCGTCTTCTTCGGACTCGGGGCGCTTGGGCTTTGCCGAGTCAAGCAGATCGCGGAACTTGATCGACAGCGCCAGGCACTCCATCGAGGTCTTGCAGTTCGCAACTTCCTTGACAGAGTCACCCAGCGCGGCGGTTACCTTGCTGAGCAGGTGCCACTTGTCGGACATGTAGTCGGTAAAGACAGCCTGTCCGGCCCACGCCCGCACCGCAGGCACGAAGAGCAGCCCCTCGGTGTTCTCAGGCGTCTTCGCGATCTCGACATCGGTGTAGGTTTTCAGGAAGAAGCTGCCCACGTTTCGAAGGTTCAGGCACGAACCCGCGAAGTGCTCTGCCATCCGGCGCTCGATGAACGAGTCTTCGATGATGTTGTGCAGGCGAGCTACACCTTGCTTCTTCGCTTCCACGAGCGCACGAAAGTCGGTGAAGAGGATGTGCGCGACTTCGTGATCAATGAAGCCCTGAATGGCATCGAGCAGCTCGTCGGTGGCGTCGTCGGGCATATACGGGATATTGACCTTGACCGGACGACCAACGTGGTTGTACTCGACGTAGGCACGGGCGCCGCGCTGGGTGACCTTGACCTCTTTTTCGGCGAGCATCTTGACGATTCGGATCGTCGCTTCCCGCATGATAATAACTCGGCTGCTCATTCTCTTGTCCCCTTCGCGCTTGATGACGGTCAAACCGTCGATGCTTGAATGATAAAGACCCGCTTCTGGAGCGGGTCTGTGTAAGTTCGGAAATCAGTTGTCGCTTAGCTGGTTCCCATCACCATTGCGTTGAGACCGGAGAAGGTTGAGATGAGGGTGATCAGGCCGTGAATGGGGTGCGCACCGCAATGCACAAGGGCGACTCCAACATTGAGCGTTTCATGAATCTGCGTTTCTTCGAGCGTGTCGGCAAGCTGCTGGTCATCGAGCTGGATCGGGCGATACTTGGTCATGCTTGACTTTCTCCTGGTTGGTTGAATGCGCGGCTTTTGCTCGATCATGTGTGACTTACATTATAGCGCGCAAGAAACCAGCTTGTAACAATCGCACACGTTTAGCGGCAACATCGCTTGACCCGCAGATATATTTACGCATATATTAGTCACTGATTAGGTAATAATAAAAATGCGAACGCTATAATCAGACTGCGAAGCGAAATCGCAGGACATTTTTAACGTGGTACGGAGCAAGATAGGGAGTTGCGTCATGAAGAAGAGTCACATTGCAGTTGCGGAATACCTTAACCAGCAGATTGCCCTCTCAGGTGTTCCGCAGACCGAGATCGCCGAGAAGCTCGGCTACGACAAGCCAAACATCATCACGATGTTCAAGCAAGGCAAGACCAAGATTCCCATGAACAAAATCGCGCCTGCATGGCGACATTCTTGAGTTCCTCGACTTCACGCAGGGCACGAAGGTAATTTTCAGTGCCCTTGTGAAGGCGAAGAAACAGCGCCAGGTCAAGCGGCTGAATCGAGCTGACTTCACGCTTCCAGAGAGGGGAGGATGAGAGCAGGGAGTCGGGAAGAATGGTGGGCAGGCTGCCCAACTGCGCCAGAGTTGGCATGATGGTTTCCCCCGTGAAAAAGCGAAACCATCATACCATCCGGGTTATCAGGCGACCAGACGCTCACGCTCAAACTTGAAGACGCGGAATTCGTCAAGAATCGACTGTACGACCGCCGTGTCGTTCTCTTCGTTGAACTCCCAGAGAATCCGGTCGTAGGGCTCATTCCGCGAGCCGTCCTGGTTTTGGAAGTAGGCTTCGGCCACCCAGGCGCGCTCGGTGGTCACCATTTGCTCCATGCGCTGAGCGTAGCGCTCGACCACCGGGTCTGCCAGGCTGGGGAACAGCCCGACCTCTTCCACATCGTTGAGCATGCGGCTGAGAAAGCGCCCGGCGATCACGCGATCGGGGTTGCCGACATAGACTGTATGGTAGGCCCAGCCATTTTGCTCGCAGAAATTGACGATCTGGTTGCGACCGCTCGGCTCACACACCACGACCACGGGAGCGCCCGCAGAAGCGTGCCGGTCGATCTCGCCCTTGGTCACCCCATAGCGGTATCCCCCGAAGGTCACGGACTCAACCATCCCGCCCTCTTCCTGCAGCGCAGAGAAGCGAGTCTCATTGACGAAGTGGTAGTTCTTGCCATCAACCTCGCCGACCCGTGGCGGGCGGGTGGTGGTCGAGACCACGGAGGCAAAGCCGGTCTCGCGCAGCTTGGCTTCGAGCGTTGATTTGCCGGCGCATGTCGGGCCGGTCAGGATCACGATGAAGGGCTTCATACGCTCTTGCCCTCCCAACGGTTGCAGTAGGCCGTCTTCTTGATTGCGAACCCGCCGATGGCACAGCGCATGTTCGTTTCCTTCTGGCTGACGGGCAAAGTCAGGTCGTAATACGGGTCTTTGCCTTTTGCCACACACTCATTGTTGTAATGAACCATCCAATTGATCGGCACCATCTCCGACGTGAAGTGATGACAGTTACTGCAGGTCGGGCCGGACGCCGAGTAGCCCTGCGCTTGTTTTGCTTCTGCTTGTTTGCTCATGTTGCGCTTGCTCCTTGCTTTGCGATGGCGTTCGTGGTCAGAACGCAGTGCGCCAGGATCGTGAAAAGACCGACCTCTGCGCCGTTTGCGTCGATGAGCTTCACGATGCCGTTTGGATGAACTTCGTCCCGCCACGGGAAGGGGTGGCGGGCACGAATCTCGGCAATAGTCATGCCGGGATTGGTCATGGCTATGCCGCCTTCGCCAGCGTCTGGCCCAGAATTGCGCATTCCTTTGCGGAGAACACGCGGTCCAGATCGTCGGCGTTTGTCTTGTCGGTGCGATAGCTGGCGGTCTTCATGCGCGGCAGAAAGAGCGAATGCAGCCGGTTACTTTCGCTCGGCTCCATGATGTCGTTCGCCACGACCTCGATCACCTTGCCGATGAACTCGTCCGGGTTCGCATCGACTGCGTCACGCAGCGCCTCGTTCTTCACGGTGACATCGACCTTCAGGAAGCCGTCCGAAGTGCGGCACGCGAAGCTGCCCGCCCTGCCCTCGTTCTTGGTTCCGGCGCGACCAGGCACGATGCCTTCGATCTCGAGATCCACGTCGAACTCCAGCTTGAGCTTGATCTGCTCCTTTGAAGTGCCGTCCTTCCAGATCGCCGCGGGATGCTTGATCACCGTGCCTTCCTTGCCCAGCTTCATCAGTTCGCCAGCGTGAGCGTAGGCTTCCATCTTCGAATGCACGAGACGGGTTGGGATGAGGCGGACGGACTCTTTCGAGGCGCGCAACTGCAAGATCAAGTCAAGCAGGCGCTTGCGGTAGGGTTTGGCGAACTTGCCCTTGGTCACGACGCTGGTCAGCGGAATCTGGTCCCAGACGAGATAGACCGGCTTCTCGTTCGTGCCGAAGTCGCCACCGTTGATCACGTGGTTCATGATCCCGTTGCCGATTTCGCGGTCGAGCACCTTGCCGTCACGCATCACCACGAACTCGCCATGCTGTTGATGGCCGGGCAGCAGAAACTCACGCACGCCGGACACAACGTTCTGGAACTTCTCGATGGGGAATTCGGTGCCTTGACGGCTGCGAATCGCCACGAGACCGCTTTCCTCGTGATCGACGTTGGCGAACATCCCGTCTGCCTTCTCCTGACTCGGGACGCCTTCCGCCCACGGCCAGGCGTCGAGGTCGGTGTCTTTCGGCAGCGAACAACGCATGTAGGGAAAGTCCGGGATCAGCCCCTTGCATGCCTTGTTGATCGTGGATTCGCTAAAGCCGGCACGAAGGTCTTTGCGAATGATGCGAACGAGCAGATCGGCAGAGCCTTCGTCAAGCTGGTCGATCTCGCCGGCAATGGCTTCGAGCGCATTCTGGCCGGTCAAGCGGCGAGCGATCAGATCGTCGAGCAACTGCCAGGTCTCAGCGTCGAACTGACGAAAGCCCTCGTGCGCTTTGCCAACGACCTTGCGCACGCCGTAGGTCTTGAACGGGTTGTAGGCATACTCGCAGACGCGCTGGAAGAGCGGGAATTGCATTCCGGTCGTGACCATCGCCTGCTTGTCGTTCTTGCTGGGAGACGCCGCGATCTGGTCGAGGTGTGCGAGAACTTCGGATGAGTTCATGAGTGACTTACTCCTATAAGTGTAGTTTATTTGCCCATCATACGACGGGCCATTTCAAGAAGGCTCTCACCTGCCTTGGGTTCAACCTTCGGGGGCGGCGCCACCTTGGGCATCTCTTTTGCAATCGCGCGTGTGATCGCCTTTGCGTAACCGGCATCATCGATCTTGTCGATGACCGAACGCTTCAATGGTACGGGTGTGGGCTTGGCGATGGGCGCGGACTTCGGGCGAACGCTGCCCATATCGATTGTCGCAGACGGGTTCCTGGAGATCTTCGCCCATTGCTCGGGAGTCTCGGCAGGAAGCTGAATCTTGCTGCGCTCCAGAAAGTAGATGGCGTGGCCTGCGCTGTGCTCCTCCTTGCGCATCCCAAGCGCGGGGCATTCCCGCTTTCCGATAGCGGCGCTGCACTCGGAATACACAACCTCGAGCCGCCCTTCCTTGCGCTCGTCGCACAGACGCAGACACATGGCGTAGGGGCGCGAGTGCCCGACAATCACGCAGCGGGTGTAGAAGGCATTGCGCCGACCGTCGCCCGACGCCTCGGGCGGGATTGATGCGTCGATGTTTCGTCCAAGCATGTCTTCCTCCTACCAGCTCGCAAAATCAGTGTGTAGCGCCACAGCCTCTTCCAGCTCGACGCGCCCGTCTCTGTGTGATTTCAGCATCTCACCGAAGGTCAGGAGAAAAGACTGCCTGATCGTCTCCTGCACTGTCGGGTGAAGGCGCTCAACGAAGCCTTGAACTTCGCTCACCATGTTCCCCACTCCTCGTGTTTTGGTCCCGCGTCTTCCGTCGGTTTCGGCGGACGCGGGAGGTCTTCAAGGTTCATTCCCCCTACTGCCGGGTTGGTGTAGCTGTCGTCGCCCGTGAGCCCCGTGTAAATTTGGGCGGCATGACTAGCTTTGAAGTATCTGTAAAGAACGCTCGACAATTCGTCCGACTCATGAATGTCTTTAGTGAGGTTCGGCACGAACCTGTACCCGCGCTTTAGCTTTGAGGACATGGTTCGGTCAGCTTCCCAATCGGCCTCTCCTCGTTTCACCTCGACAGCCTTACACTGCCCTATTTCACGCGGCAGACAGCCCACGCCGAGCATGTACGGACCCCAATGGGTCACGATGTACGCTCTTGGGCTTGCGCTCGACGAGATGGCAAACACCTGATAGAACTTGGTGCCGGTCTCATGAACGGCAAACCAGCTTTTGATCGTCACTGACATGCGACCTCCCCCATAACTTCGATGCTGCTATTGTGCTGATTATAGCTTGGAGGGTCAGTAAGCTGTGACTTAGGCGCTTGAGCGACGAAGCATACGCAGCTTGATGGCGCTCGCCGGCGTCAATGGCGTCGCACTCCAGAAGGAGCGACACACGACATCGGGCGGAACCTCGTTCGGGTCTTTGTCAGCAGGCAGCATGGCGACCTTCACCTTCATGCCGACTCCCTTGAGCATCTCGCCAGCGACGATGGCGTCGTCGAGCGCCTTGACTTCGCCATCCCACATCATTGTGACCTCGCGAACGCCGCGCTTCTGCAGCTCCATGAATTTCGCAAGCTGACTTTGTTCGCTGCCGAACGAGAGATGCTTGCCGAAGGTGCCAACAGGCACAACGTCACGAAGGTCCGGGTCGGTGTCGAGCGCAATCTTCTGCGCGGCGACATCGAATACGCCCTCCCCCACAATGATGCGCTCGGTGTTGTGGACGTTGTGCCCGTTGAAGAGATGAACCCCGGTCGATGCGAAGCCGTTGGGGAACAGGTATTTCTTCTCGGCGGTGCCGGTGATGTCGCGCGCCTGAAAGCTCACGAGCTGGCCGTCCAGATCGAAGACCGGAATGACGATCCGCATCCCGAAGTCCTGGTATCGGGTGTTGCCGTAGTTGTCCTCGTAGGAGAGCAGACCCTTGTGGCAGAAGCGAAGGTGAAAATACTCGGCGATCTCCTTGCTGATGCCCCTGTTCTCGAGATAGGCGAGGTTGCGCCCGTTGATCGGGATGGGCAGCGAGTATGGCAGCTTGATCGTCTTCGAGACCGTGCTGACGGCAACCGTGCTCTTGCGCGGCGGGCGCCAGCCCATCTCTTTCGCCACTTCGAAGATGTGGGCCGCAGTCTTGGAGTTGTCCAGGCCGGCGTGAGCGCGAATGAATGTGAATTTGTTGAACTTCGCGCCACAGCTTCCAGAGAAGCAGTTGCCCAGCCCACTTTCCACGTTCAGAAACACCTTCCACTTCGAGGTGCCGCAGCAAGGGCACTCGCGCACGTTGTATTGAGCTCCCGACGAGCCGTGGGTCTCACGGTAGTCAATGCCCTCCCGGTCCAGATACGCCCCGATATCGAGGCGCTCGAGCACTTCTCCAAGACTGCGGTCTTCCATCATTCGGCCCCGATGACTGCGGTGATGAACTTCATGCGGTCGATGTCCTGCTTGATCCGCACACTGAAGCCCGACGCCTGGTTCCGTGAAGCGGCAAAGTAGAGACGACACTCGCCACAGGCCCGCTCCTCTTCGGTCTTGTTGATCGAGATCACGATGTCGGCGATGCGAACCTTGTTGAAGTCCTCCGCGATGTGCTCCATCTTCGCAACGGCTGCCTTCGACCCTTCGCGGTTGGTCTGGGTGGCAGTCAGAAGGGCAACGTCCTCGATCTGCGACAGAGCGCGCAAGCCCACATAGACGGATTTCGAGTTCTCGATACTGTCGTCCGTGAAGCGCTCGGGCGCCATCAGGTCGGCGTAATCGACCACGACGAGGTCGTACTTGATGCCCTCCATCTTCTTGCGCTCGATGAGCCTGCGAAGATCGGACACCCGCATCGTCCCGGTCGGGAACTCCACGATGTCCAAGCGCCCCGCCTTCAGGTGCCAGGCTTCGACCGCCTCGCGCACTACGTGGATATTCGTTCCAAGCTCAAACATGAGCTGGTCCGAGATATTCGCGTCGATCCGCTCGGCGATGATCTTCGCGGAGACCTCAAGGGTCACGTACAGGACGTTGTAGCGCATGATGCAACCCGCCGCATTGATGGCGAAGTTGATCAGCGCGGTCGTCTTGCCGGCCTTTGCGCCACCCATCAGAACGGACAGCTCCCTCTTTCCCCAGCCCTTGTGATAGAGGTGCTCGTCGAAGGCGGGGAAGCCCGTGGTGATGCCTGACGGAGGCAGTTCGCCGGCAGCACGGGCAAGACGCTCTTCCGTCCGGGACGCGATCATGGCCCCATAGGAGTAGATCGGCTGGTCCATGTGGGCGCCGACGTTCAGCGCCGACTGGAGGGCCTTCTGGATGCTCTCAAAGTCACGCTTGTCCAGGCTGCCTACCGACTCGAGAATCGCCCTGCTGACTGCCTGGTGGCGGGCAAACGTGGCAATCTCATCGACCACCAGATCGCGGTCGGAGATGTCCGCGCCCCATAGCTCCTTCACGCGGGAGCGAATGAGCGGGATGTTCTCCGGCCTGATCATCTTGTCCATCTTGTCCTTCTCGATGAGATGGACAAGGGTCTTCACGTCGCCGGGTGACTTCTTGTAGCGGCGGTAGTAGCGCAGGGCGAGGCTGACCAGCATCGCGTCCGCGACGTTCTCGAAATACTCTGGCTCGATCAGACCGTCCGTGCGTTGCATGAACACGGAGTCACGAAGGCAGAGGGCTGAAATCTTCTCCTGAAAGCCCGCATCGAATTCGAAGTGGGGCTTCTCGATGGTCTCGTCCTCTGCCGCAACGGTAGCGGCGGCAACCATCACTGCACCTGAGCCGACTCGAAGGACTCGATGGCGTGCTTGTAGAAGGTGATTTCACGGCCGTCCGTCAGCATCGTGATCGTGTATTTGTCGCGGGCGATCAGCTTGCCGACGATCAGACGGTCGCCATTCATGGGCATGATCCCGATGTTGCCACCGCTGTCTTGCACCTTCTTGAGAATGGCGTCGTGACCCTTGGCGACAAAGGGTTTGCGTGGCGGCTTGCTGGTGTGCCCCGGACGAACCGAAAGAGTGCGACGCTCGGCGTCACGTTGCTGTTCATTGCGGATCTGGATGTTGTCGTTCATGGAGATACCCCTTGGTCTAGCTGGCTAAAAAGTTGGTCATGGATGACTTATGCGCAGGCTGCGAAACGCACGGCACGGTTCAACGCATCAACCCCAAATTCCTGCCCGGCCAGCTCTAGCGGGAGGACGTTGTTCTTGAGGACGCGAGCAAGCGTCAGGTGCTTGTGCTCCCGCTGCTTGATCTGCCCGACGACCCACGTATGGTATGCGTCTTGATCTGGATGGGCGACGTAGCGATCAGCGGAGAAGAAAGGTCCGTCGGCAAGCTGCAGCACCTCGCGACACCGACGCTTCCAGGAGTCTTCGATGTCGAGAACCAGTTCTTCGGCGTACAGTTGGTTCGGGCGAGGAAGGTTCCGCCACCCGCGATCAGGGAAGCGCTCAAAGATCGTGCGCAGGTAGAAGTCATACTTGCAGCCGATCCGATCTGCCTCGCGTCGAGCAAGCCACATCGAGACCAGCTCGGAAGACTTGAACACGTCCTCTGGTGAGAACGGACTGACTAGGTGTGCGGTGCGAATATCGACAGTGCGCTTGTAGGCTTCGATGTACTCGAAGCGATACTGCGCCGCGAACAGATAGGTCGCCTGGGCGGGCAGCATGTGCCGGTAGTCGAACCAGCGCAGCTCACGAAGACCTGCCTCATCTTCGCGATGGGCTTCGTGAATCCCCATCTCGGCAAGCCAATATTCGCGTGCAGACAGGTGGCTCCCGAAGTATTCGGTAACTACAGGCATCCTCTCCCCCTTAAAAAGTCACTTAAAACTGAAGTGAAGTCAGTATAGCTATCCTGGTTGTATTGTTACTTGGGGATGCCCCGTTTTACCTTAACCTTGCCGCGACTTTATGGCGCGGGAGTCTCGTATGCCTCGACAATCTCCTGAACCAGCCCGGAGCGAACGATGTCGCCGTTTCCGAACTCAATCACCTTGACTGCGGGAATGTGCGAGAGCCTGCGAATGGCGTCGAGTAGGCCGGAGTTCCTGATGTCGAACTGAGCCGGGTCACCATCGACGATCACGGTGCAGTTTTCGCCGATGCGAGTCAGGAAGAGCTTCATCTGCTCGGGCGTGGCGTTCTGGGCTTCGTCAAGAATCACCACTGCGTTCTTGAAGGTGCGTCCGCGCATGTACGCGAAAGGCTGTGCCTCGAGACGACCGATCTTGATGAGGTATTCGACGTAGCTCTTGCCAAGCCGCTCGTTGAGAACGTCACGAAACGCGGCGATGTAGGGCTCGTACTTTTCTTCCAGCTCGCCGGGGAGAAACCCGAGAGACTCGCCAGCATCGACGGCTGGACGGGTGATGATGATCTTTTCGACCAGCTTGGACTCGAGCATCTCGGCGGCAGCGGAGCCGGCGATGTAGGTCTTGCCGGTGCCTGCCGGACCAATGCCGAAAATCAGCTTGAAGTTACGAATGGCAGAGAGATACTTGGCCTGCTTTGCATTCAGCGCTTCGATGGGCGTCTTCACTCGACGCTGGACAATCTCGGTAGGGAGGTCTTGAACTTGCTGCCGTTGGTCGGTGGGCTTGCGCTTGGTGCTGCGTTGCGCTGCACGGCTGGTTTTCGCCATTTCGTTGCCTTGTGAGGGGTGGTGGAAGGAACGACTTCGATCTTATCAAGGCTGCTCTAATAAGTCACTATTGACTTATGACGCAGGACATGCCGAAAGCTATGCGATCAGCGACTTCACGACAGAGGCATCCATTTCGACAGGATTGCGGTGATACCACTTTCCGCCCGAGACGGCGAAATCCGTGACCGGGATGTAATCGAAGTTCGTGGCACGCGTGTGGGTATCAACGTTGATGATTGCGAACCCCATGTGCCAGCGCTCGCCTTCGCAGTAGCTTGCCGAACGCCTGTGTCCGCAACCCATCTGGTGCCACTCGTAAGCGCCGTAGATCGGGCTGAACGCGCCCCAGACCTCGTGCCTATGATGATGGCCGTTCACGCCAGGCAGGCCCATGTTGCGGGCGTGCGGGAAGTGGTGACAGACCACCGTGTCCCAATAGACCTTGTAGTTGTTCGCCAGCTCCTTGTCGAAGTCGCGCTTCGTCCAGGCTGCGAGATCCGCCTTCGCAACGTAGTTGATCTGAAACTCATCCAGCCCAAGCAGCTTTGGAATGGTCATCCCGTGCAGATCCGAGAGAACCGCCCGCAGAGCCGGCGTTGCGTCCGCAAGCTGTCGCAGCAAGCGCGCCTCGTGGTTGCCTTCGATGAAGTCGATCTGTGCGTTCGGACAGGCTTCGCGCAAAGGTCGCAGAATGTTGTCGTGGGCGAACTTGATGCGCCCCACCACATCCCACTCGCGAGGATCAACGCCATACTTGCCGAACTCGGGCAGGTCGAAGATGTCGCCCACCAGCGCAATCACGTCCGGCTGAACGCGCTTGGCCGTGTCGATCAGCACGCGGAGGTAGAACGGGTCGATCTCGATGTCGTGCAGGTCGGAGCACGTCAGGATCGTTTTGAAGCGGTTGCTGTTCGTCCTCTCGTATTTGTCGGCGTAGTCCTGGCGCTCGATGTTCAGGCGTCGGTAGTGATCGACAGAGGCGTGCTTGGCGATGTGGCGTTCGAGAGAGTGCTGGTGACGCGAGAGCTTCAGGCCCGCCTGGCGCTTGAACTCTTCGAACGTGCCGGCCCACCGTGACCAGACGGACTCGGCAAATTTCCCATGAACGCGATAGTAATTCCGTGAAATAGAAATTTCAGGATGGGCAATCGCAAGAGACCGAAGATCCTCGACGCACTCGTCCCGCGTTCCCTCTTGCAATTTTGGAATAAGTGTTTCAGAAAGTGGCGTCTCACCGATAACCCCATAATGCGGAATTTTGGGACTCGGGCGCTTTCCCTTGTGATTGTCGCCTAGCAAGGCGTCTTCCAAAAACATTCCAGACCGGAATACTCGATTTCTCAGCGTGCCCTTGTTGATGCCAAATTCGTTCGCCCATTCGTTGATTGTTTGGCTCCTGCCAAACGCCTCAAACATCGGAGTGTCGTTCCTCTCTTTAGCCTTTTCCCTCACCCGCTCAACATGCTCTTCCGAGCACTTTCGGCCCTTCAGTTTCTCATTGCGCTTGTCGCAAGTTTCCTGACTTTGTTTCTTGCCAGTAAGCGATTTCGAAATCTTGGTCTTTGCCTCTTCTGTAAATGTGCGACCCTTTTGGGCCGCGCTCATCCTGGCCCGTGCCTCGTCGGTGTATTTCACGCCAAGGTTTGAGTTGGCTGCTGGCGCAATGTTGTATCCACCCCGAGATATGTGACTGCGCAGCTCATTCATGTAGAACTGCTCGCGCTCAGTCAGCCTTTCAACATTTGCCTCCATGCGTTCAAGAACGGAAAATTCAAAGTTCTCCTCGCCGTGCTTGTCCCAGCTCTTTTGAAGCGGCAAGCAATGATGGTTTCCTGCCCGAAGGTGGTGCAAGTGCTTGATCCACCTCTTTTGCAGATGAATCGCCTGACCAACATAAACCCTTCCGTTAATCTTGTTCTCGATCTTGTAGATTCCAGCGTCTTGCCCGGCGCGACTGACCAGCTCCGGGTAGGTGCTGTCGTGTTGCTTGGCGCGACGCACCTCGGAAGATCGGTTTCGGACCGTCTGGTAGGAAAGGCCGAGCGCGTGAGCGACATCGGCCATCGTGGGGTATTTCTCGACGTTGTTGTAGATCGTCGCGAAGGATGCGGCGGTTTCCAGAGAGATCATTGAGCTGCCTGTTGTTGGATGACGGACTCGACGTAATCGACTAGCGCGTTGTGGCGCTCGGCAAGCTCGTGGTATCGCTCGACGACCTCCAGGTCGTTGTCGATGAGTTCCGGGACTCCAACGTCGGAAGAGGCTTCGCCCGCACCATCGCGGAGGCGGGTGGGGTCAAAAGGCAGTCCTTCGCGGGCACTGTCGAGCATCCAGACAGTGCCAAGGTCAAGAGTCCAATCATCGCGAACGCGCAGGTTCGCGAAGGCTTCAGGGCGGTCTGCATCGGGTTTCTCCGCTGGTTTCTGGGCAGGAGGCTTTACCCGCTTCACGACCTGCTTGCGGACCTCCTGAACGGCTTGGGTTGATGCCGTGATCTTCTCTTCAACCGCGACACTTTGCTTCAGGCTATCCCTGAGATCGACGGCGACTTCGCGTTGAGATTCGACCACGGCATCAAGATGGTCGGCCTTTGCAAAGCGCGCCTTAGTGTAGTAGCCAGCGCAGAAGCCGACCCCCACACTCAGCGCGACAGCGGCGGCCAATGTCTTGATGTTCGTCATGCGTGACTTACGGCTGGAAAACGCGCCGGCCCGAACGGGGCGGCGTGATCTGGAGATGCGCCCAACTTGGGGTGGCGTCGGGGTGCTCCATCCAGAGGCCGACACTGACGAGCGCGGCTTGACCCGCTTCGGTCATGAGCCAGCGCTTCAGCGCCTTTGAAGCGTCGGCAATATCAATGGCGCGCCCCATCATGTGATGAGACTTTCGGGCGCCGCCGATAACGGCATTGACTGCTGCCGGCCGCCATCCAGAATTCACACGGCGCGGGCGTTCGTCTCCGGTTGCTGCGATATACAGCGCCAGGAGCTTGTTCGACCGCTCGACCGTGACGAGCGCGTTGGACCGAATCTCGTCGGTCAGTTCG